GGACTGCATGTCAGTCTTACTTTCATATGGAAGTTGATCGTAAAGATTTTGCAAAAGTCTTAAAAGATTGGGTTAAAGAAAACTATTCAAAAGCAGATGTTAAAGCTATCCTTGCTAATCCTGAATGGAACTTTACAGCCTTCTCTTATATTCCAGCTGCAATTACTTGGATTAAAGCTGGTAATAGCTTCTTAGATATGGATCCAAAAAATCATGGTTATCAAGACTGCGCTAAAAAGAAAATGGATCCACTTATTGAAATAGGTAAACAACTCCTTAAAGAAAAAGCTGAGTCTGAAAAGATAAAGTCTAATGTAATTGTTCTTACACCTCAGCAAAAGCTATGGCGTAAGACTAATGATACTATTATGTATGATCTTCAAGATCTAGAAGACGAATGGATGGATGGAAAAGAAACTACTTTAGATCTATACAATCGTTTTAGGTTCCATTGTCTTACTGGCGCTTCGGTTGATCAGGTTAAAAAGCAAATTGAAGGTTGGCATTTAGATTATTCAGATGCTTATCATAAACGTTGTGAGCAAGCTGTTGAAGGCTACTCACATATATCACGTAAAGAACAAAAGCGCCGAATGAAAGCGTGTGAAGATATGTTACTTGATTGTGATAAGTTCAAAGCTTCTACAAAAGCTATTCGTAAATCTCGTACTCCAAAAGTAAAGACTGCTGATAAGCAAGTTGCTAAGCTACAATTCCGTAAAGAATCGAGTGAAGACAAATTGGCTTCAATAATGCCTACCTCTATTCCAGGAGCTATGAGACTCTTTACCTACAATATTAAGAACAAAGAGTTTACTGAATTAGTTTCTATATCCGCTAATGGATTTGAGGTAAATGGTTCTACACTTAAGAATGTAGATCTTGAAGCATCACGTAAAGTTAAACTACGTAAGCCTGATGAGTTCCTTCCGACAGCTCTTAGTGGTACAGCAAAACAAGTAGATAATGCTTGGAAAAAGCTTACCACTAAGACTGGAACTCCAAATGCTCGTATCAATAAAGATACAATACTACTTAAGGCTATGTTGAAATGAGCCTAGATGATTGGACAAAACCAGACCTTGAGGCATTCATTATTACAATGTTTGTCTCAATGTGTCTAGGATTTTTTTCTACTCCATTTGGAGTTACAATGATAATTGGCTTATGTGTTTATGTAGGCCTTAGACTATTACAGGGAATGCAATGATTGAAGAAATTATATTAACAAAGAAGAGGTTTTCTAAGTTGGTTGAAGATAAAGTAACTGAGACTAAGATGCCATACATGGATGCGGTACTATCAATTTGTACTGATAGAGAATTAGATCCTGGTGACATTGGAAATCTTATTGGTCCTGTTCTTAAGGAAAAGATACAAGCTGAAGCAGTTGAATTGAATCTGATTGAACATGATGGTGGTAATACCCTACCACTCTGACGAGATGAACCAGACTTAGGATTACGGTATGAATATGGAACCATTTGAAGCATATAGTTATTATTTAGCAATTAAACTACACTTTGAGAGTGATAGTTATGATGCGCCTAAGTATAACTATAAGACTTCTGCAAAACCATCTTCTTTTTGGAAACGAAAAGACAAATATCACTTTGCCAAGCTTGGACGTAAGCATGACAAAGCACCTGATATTATTAACTTTTATGTATCTCAATTTATTGAAGATCGTAAGTGGGTTGGTGATATGATGACTGATGAGGATAACTATAGTAAATGGCAAAAGAGAATGCAGTCTCTAAGTTATACTTTTCAGAATGATATAAATACATTGGCTGAACGGGTCGAAACATTTGAAGATCTGTTCGCTATTGAAACTCATCCTTACATTGTAAAGGAGTATATGAGTGGCACTATCTGTTTGGAAACAGTGGTCATACTAAATAAGCTTGTAAAGTTTATGGACCGAGCCGATAGTGTAATAACCGAGACTATCCTATGGCCGGATGTCTCACGTAAGATCCGAAAGTATAATACGTTTGTTAATATTAATACAAATAATATGAAAAAAATTGTACTTAGGGCCTTTACAAAGTGACACAAATGTGTTATAATAACTATTATATTATGAAAAAAGTGGATAATTCAGACATACAAAAACATACAGGAGAATATATATGTCATTCGCAAATCTAAAAACTAATCGTGCAAACGATATCGCTTCACTAGTCTCAGCAGCTGAATCAGTTGGTGGCGGTGAAAAGAAATCATATGCCGATGAGCGGTTCTGGAAACCAACTGTTGATAAAGCAGGCAATGGTTATGCAGTACTCCGCTTCTTACCAGCACCAGCGGGCGAGGATCTCCCGTGGGTTCGTTATTGGGATCATGGATTCAAAGGTCCAACTGGAATGTGGTATATTGAAAATAGCTTAACCTCTATTGGAAAAGAAGACCCAGTTGGTGAAATGAATTCGGTCCTTTGGAATACAGGCCGTGATGAAGATAAAGCTACGGCTCGTGATCGTAAACGTAGGTTGCATTATGTAACTAATATTATGGTCGTATCTGATCCATCCAATCCAGCTAATGAAGGTAAAGTATTCCTTTATAAGTTCGGTAAAAAAATCTTTGATAAGATTATGGATGTTATGCAGCCGCAATTCCAAGATGAAAAGCCAGTCAATCCATTTGACTTCTGGGAAGGCGCGGATTTCAAACTCAAGATTCGTCAAGTTGAAGGCTATCGTAATTATGATAAGTCGGAGTTTGCATCAGCTAGTGGTCTACACGAAGGTGATGATGAAAAGTTGGAGTCGGTATATAACCGCCTTCACAGTCTATCGGATTTCCTTGATCCGAAAAACTATAAGTCCTATGCTGAACTTAGTGCTAAACTAAGTAAGGTACTAGGCGAGGCCGGTACTCCTTTGAGTACTGCCGAAGCTGTAACACTCGATGAGACTGCTCCAAGTCCTTCCTTTCCAACGGAGCAAGCTCCAGTGGTACAGCAAAGCAATGTAGCTGCGTCATCCGATAGCGATGATGATACTATGAGTTACTTTGCTAAATTAGCACAAGAGGGTTAAACACCTCAGCTAGTTGCACTAAGGCCCCAGAGTTTTTCCTTTCTCTCTGGGGCCTTTTTGTATCTACTAACCTGCTGCAGCGTATGTTTGATCTGAGTTATTTCGAGAAGCAGAAGCTTTAGTACCAACCACAGTTGTATTAGTACCATTTCTTTGAGCCATAGGATCACTGCTTCTATTTTCGTTGATTTGAACTATTTGCTGCATTCGTTTCATTTCAGCATTAGTCATTTCTTCAGCGTTTAGTTCTTGTCCTGTTGTTGGAATCTCTTGTGGAATAAGCTCACCAGTCTTTTTATTCAATCCTGCGTAATCATATACAGCGTCTGGAATAACAGAACTTACAGCCTTTTTAACCCAACCAAACCATCCATCTGATTTAGATCCACCTGTAGGTAATATAGATCTAAGGATAGGTTTAAAGAAATTGTCAATACTTGGCATAATACTACCAGCAACACCTTGTAAAAGTTTCTTACCTTTTTTCATCCAGTCTTTAAACACATCGATTGGTGCACTAATAAATGCGTACACTTCGTCAAGTATTTTATTCCACCATTCAGAAAAACTAAACCCATCTAGCTTTGCTTCAAATTCTTTAAATCCAAATGCTCCAGCAACCCAAGCTAAAGCTGATTTACCGAGATCTAATATTTGGAATATAAGTCCATCAATAAGACCACCAAGAGCTCCTACTAAAGAGCCTAAGATCTTTTGAAAGATATTACCGTTAACCTTTCCCCATGCGTCAAATGCTTCGAAGCCAGCATCAAATATACCAATAAGAATATTAATTGGAATAAGTAAACGACCAAGGATAGCACCAATTGGTTTGAAAGCATCAAAGAACGGTGTAAACGTATTGAACGTATTTCTGATTCCCTTAAATGGTTTAGTGATAGCATCTGTAATAGTAGCAATAATACTCTTTGCTTTACCACCAGCTTCATCTGTCAATAAAAAGAATTCTTTAAAGTATTTACTGATTCTACCAAAGACACTTGTTTCAGCTGCAAAAAGTGGACGAATTAGATCCATACCTTTGTTAAATGAATCTGTAATAAAATTAAGTGGTCCTTTTAGTGCATCAATTACTCGTTGAATAATTGTACCTTCAACAAAAGTAGTTCTAATTAAACGAAGTCCATCAATAATTCCATCAGTAATCTTTGCAATTCTTCCAGTTACTCTTGTTTTTGCAGCATCAAATAAATCATCAAGTGCAAAAAATCTTATAAATTTATCTAATCCTAATTTACCAAGATCTCTTACCTTACCAAAGCCATCACCAATAAGTCTAAAGAAAGCTCGTATTGGTCTTAAAGCTACATCATCTAATAGTTTTGCAACACCAGTAACATATCCTTTAACAAGACCAGTAAGTAAACCTGCAATTGCTCCAAGTCCAGCCATAATACCTAGACCACCAAGTAAACCTACTCCTCCTCCATCACCACCACCAGCTCCAGCGTCTTTAATACCACGATCAACTGCGCCACCAGATGGTTTAAGAGCATCTAGTTTCTTTAACATTTCTCTACGCATCTCTTCATCTAATAGAGAATTGCCTTTAAGTATTTCAACTAACTCCATAATTGAAGTAGTCATTTGAGTAATTTGAGGTTTAATCTCTAGAAGATGTCGCCTTGAATTTCTTGTATGAACTTCGATTTCACCGTTAGATGCGGCTAGTTCTTCTAGTACTGGAGCTAATTCTGACATGGTTTATTTCCTTGGTGCTGGTGTTTTATTTTTTTGAGTCATAGCTTCTTTGCCATAAAATGCTGCAACAATAGCAGCAACTGAGACAAAGTATACTGCAGCCATATCACCTAAAATGCTTGCAGCTTTATCTAAACCAATGAGTATTGATATAATAACAAAAGCTGGATAGAGTAACATACCAAACAAAGCAAACCATGCCATGTTTCTTTGTGCATCTTGTTTCTTATCTTCATTCTCCATATCACTTCTCATATCTTCTAATTCAATCATTTTTTGCTCCATCATCATTTCATCATCGCTTACAATACCATCACCATCTTTATCTAAATGAGCATATTTAGATCCAGGTTCTAATTTTTTTTCGACCATGTCTATTTCCTTTGCTGCTGTTGCAACTTTTGATTTTCTTCTTTAATATGTTCCAATAGGAGATGGACATATATTTCCCTTTCCCACGGCACCATATTTTCTAATTCAGTTAAAGAATACTTATGATGTTGTACCATAGCAAAGTTAGTTTGAAAATGATTCTCCAAACTATCGTGAGAAAGGGCTAGCCGAAAAAACTTTGGATACCTTCAATATCAAACTCATTTTCATGCTTGCAATCTTCTTTCACACAAGTGAACAGCACCTTCTTCTTTAACTTTGGCATAGCTTCAAACCATGCCTGTAATTTATTAAACTGCTTTTGATTTAAGTTTTCTATAAAAGTTGTTAATTCAGCTTTTGTAGACTCACTAGCAGGGTAAACATTTTCTGCGTCATATATTGATTCAATTGACGATACAAGTACATCAAACACCATATCAATTTCAGATTTGGCGTCAGAAGAATCTACATCTCTTACTGTAGGATACTTCATAGTAACACCAATAGTATCTGTAAGTGCAATTGTATTTTCTACTTGAGAACCAATTGGTTCTAATTCATCTAAGTTAATATCATAATCATTAGGAGTTTGACACTTTTCACAAGAAAATTTTAGTTTACTTGTTTCACCTACTGATTTTGCTCTAAGTTTTAGAAAAATATATTCTAAATCAAACATAGGCTGTTTCATAATATCAACTTGTTCAAATGTACAACTTGTAATAATATCACGTGTTGCACGAATGATTTGTCTTTGATCTTCAGATTCCATGGCAATCATAAGAATCTTTTCTTCTTTTACCAAGTAAGGTCGGTATTCAACCATTTCACCTGAACTTGGAACTTTTAGTTCGTATTTTACTGCTGTATTAAGCTGTGGCAGGGCCATCATTCACTCCTTATTATAATTAACCAAATAATTTATTAGCTACAATTCCAACTAGTGTTCCAGCTAGACTTGCAGAGTCATTCCAATCATCATATGACATAGTAATATTAACTTTTGCTATAGCATTTTCTGACGAATTTGATAGTTCAATTGAAGAAATTGTTGTAGGAAACGCATTCTGCAACGTACATGTATATATTGGAATATTATTTTTATCCAATTGTTGTATGATTACATCTGAAACATAGTCATCTCTATAATTGACTACACCCTTTTCAAAGTCAATAATAGAGTTAGTCCATGAGTCAAATACTTCTTTAATATAGTAGTCACCAGTAAGAAGAAAAGAAAAATTCACGTCTTCATTAAGGTAACCATAAGTCTTTTTAACCATCTTCATTCTAGTTTGATGGTCAGCCGTTGTTATTTGTCTTCCAGGCAATGTACATGATTCACATAGCAGTGATATATCTCGTGGGTCATTGATTAAAGACAAAGGATTAAATCCACCACCTGAAGCTAGATTACTAATAATAGATCCAGGGTTAATAGAAATAAGTGGTAAGTTCATGTAAATAGCAAACCTATTAGCTGGTGCTATTCCTCCTCGTTTACCGAGGGTAGATTTAATTGTATCAATACTTGCTGGTAATGCCATTAGTATGCCTTCCTAGAATCAGCATAGACCTGAGTTGCTGTTGCTTTCTTAAACCTTTGTGTCGGCATAAATAAAGCAATTTCCCATTCAGGTGCTTCTACTTTTGAAATCCTTCCTTCAACATGTTTTGTAAGATAATGTTTAAAGCAAGGCTTAAAATATTTTAGCTTTCTTACAGATTGTAGTAATCTATATCGAGCTCTAAATCTTGTGTTCTCATCGTATCTTTCATCAGACTTTGCAAGTCCATCAAACAACTTAGCTCTAAGTACTGGTGGTAAGTAATGCATATTCAAACCATAGAATCCACCAGGAGCTTTTTCAACCATAATAATCAGAGGGAACGTATCATAATATGGTAATGTTTCTTTATGTTTTGGATCATAAAAGAACATATACATATCACCCATACGTGGACGTGCTACTCTTTGTAATGCCGAATCTCTTAATAGACTTTGCCTATTAATTGTTCCAGCATCTTTCAATTTTCTACGAAACCAGTTTTGTGATTCCGCAGAACGAGGTTGCACACCTGCTCTGAATGCTTGTAGTTGTAGTTTTTCAAAATAAGAATCTGCCATACCTTTATTTATACCTTATCCCTTGAGGATTTTAATACCTAATTGTTTAAGAGTATCTTCATGCCATATTGCAAATCTATACCCTCGAGCATCAGCCCATTTATGCGCAGCTTCCCATTTAGATTGATTCTTAATATAGGTCATTACCTCGTTAAGATAACGTTTTGTTTTTCTAGATGGTTTTACTGGAGGTTGACATTGTTTTTTTGGTTTTATTTCTATGAGCCATTTTTGTCCTACGGCATCTTTAAAATATATATCAATAAAGTAACGGTGCATACGCTTATCTGTTCCACATCGGTATGGAATGACGTATTCTTCTGAACTCCATTCAGGAACATCTGTTTTATTATCTAAAAATTTAAACACAGCTCTTTCCCAAGAGGATCTATAAACCACTTTTTTGTGGTCTCCCTTGTACTTTGCGATATTCTTTACTTTGTAACGGCCTTTATAAGTCATATAAATAATCGTATAGTAATAAACTAAGGTTATTAAGCGTCATGTCAAAATTTGTATATCCTCGCAATCTAAGTGAAAAACATCCTGTGATGTGCAGGATTGGTATTTTTGAAAGATCAAATAGTTTAGTAGACACTAATATCAAAGATGCAGCTAAATCAGTAGCTAACGTATCTAGACAAACAGCATCTACAACACCTATTCATCAAATCTATTTATATACACCATCTGCCATTACATTCGCTGATGGACTGGCTTATGAAAACATTGACTTTACAAATGCTGTAGGTTCTGCATTGAGTGCTGCTCAGTCAGCATCTGAAGGTAAAGATATTGGCCTTGTTGATACACTTAAAGGTTATTTTGGAGCTATGGCGGCTGATAAAGCTGGATCCGGAACATTAGAAGCAAATGCTGCTGCTGTATTAGCCATTGGTAATGGTCAAACAAAAAATCCAAGAACACAAATGTTATTTAAAGCTCCTGCACTTAGACAGCTTTCACTTACATGGAAACTCATGGCAAGTAATCAGCAAGAATCTGCAGTGATTGAGGGTTTAATTCAAGTAATGCGTGCTCATGCATATCCAGAGCTTATTGCTAATGGATCTACATTTGTATTTCCTGATATATTCAAAGTAGATTTTGTTACTAAAGGTGGTGGTAAAGCTAAAATGATTAACTTTGCAAACGCATATTGTACATCAGTATCAGTTAACTATGGAGCATCTGGTCCATCCTTCTTCCCAGATGGATCTCCTGTTGAAATAGATTTTACAATGAGCTTCCAAGAGACAGCTACTTTAGATAGAGCACGAATTAAAAGAGGTTTCTAATGAAATATTTTAAGTACTTCCCAGAGATAGAATATGATCTAGATGCCAGTGGCGAAACTAGAACTATTGTAGATTCTTTTCGATTTGCAAAAATTGTAACTAGATTTAAAGACGATATTACTTTTTATCGATTTTATGATATACCAGAAGGTGAAAGACCAGATCATACATCAATGAAATTGTATGAAACTCCTAATTACTATTGGACTTTTTTTGTTGCTAACCCAGAATTAAAAAGCATAGATGATTGGCCACTTAGTAATGCTGATCTAAACGATAAAATTAAACATGAGTATATCGGTAATGTAATAAATATTTCTGCATTTGATTTCTTTGATAAGTTTCAAAATGGAGAAGTAGTATCAGGGCTTGTTTCTGGAGCATCAGCAACTGTAGTAAGAAAAAATAGTTCTCTTGGTTGGGTAGAAGTGGGTGCAATTACTGGTACTTTTTCTGCTAATGAAATTATTCAAGGGCAAACTTCAGGTGATACAGCAACTATTGCTGGTTCAACTACTAAAATGAAAGCTACACACCACTTTGAAAAAGATGGATTTGTAGTTTCTCGTGGAACTGCAGGATCTTCTATTGTTACTAATTTACAGTATGAGCAATCTTTAAATGAAACTAGAAAAAGAATTAAAGTTATTAGACCAGAAGCTATTGATGATGTAGTTAGCCAATTTAGAAAAGTGATTAAAGAATAATGCCATCTCCTAAGTCTATTGTATCTCCTAGTGATGTTGAAATTTCTAATGTAATAATTAGTAATACTGCTGGTCTTTCTACAGATATTACAGACCTTGTAGTTGAAATTAATATCTATGAAGAAATGGGTCAACCTATACTATTAGGTGAACTGATGCTT